TGACTTATACGGCTTTTGACATCCATAGAAAACTCGTGGAAGAGGAAGGTTACGATCCAAAATCCAAGGATTATTACATGGAATTAGATCGTAAAATAAAGCTTGAATTTCCCCACAAGTTTGATAGTAATACAGAACAAACGACCAGACCCGTTCAACAAGTAGCTTCGGCTAAGCGAGCGGGGTACAAATCAGGTCGCAGAACTGTGAAACTCACATCTTCACAAGTAGCAATAGCAAAAAAATTAAATGTGCCACTTGAGGAATATGCGAAACAATTAGATATCGTGAAGGAGAGCATATGAAAAAAGAGAAACTAACTGTAGCTTCTAAAGCTGCAGAAGAAGTAATCAAAACCCCTCGCGCTTCCACAACTAGAGAAGCTGAAAAGCATCCTGTTGAATGGAAAGAACCATCATCTTTAGATGCCCCGCCTGCGCCAGATGGCTTCAGGCACCGATGGATAAGAACTGAAAGTCTTGGTTTTCAAGATACCAAGAATGTTTCAGGTCGATTACGTGCCGGTTATGAATTAGTGAGAGCTGATGCATATAAGGACGGAGGCTATCCGGTGGTTGAAGATGGCAAATTCAAAGGCGTCATTGGAGTTGGTGGCCTGTTGCTGGCCAGAGTGCCGGAAGAGATCGCACAGGCTCGTTCGAAATTCTATGCTGATAAGGCATTGGAAAGAGACGAAGCTGTCAAAACCGATCTTCTGAGGGATCAGCACCCGAGCATGCCTATCAATGTTGATAGGAGCTCACGTGTAACCTTCGGTGGTAAGAAAAGTTAATTTTTAACAGTTCTGTATCAGCGAAATTTTAATATAAACCGCCCATGGATATGGGCAAACGGAGGATAATATGGCTAATCAAGATGCCGCTTTCGGTCTTAGACCGATAAAGTCAGTTGGTCAAGCAGACGACTCCACAGGAATGAGTTCACATTCGATAGACGCTGGTGATGCTAGCGTAATCTATCAGGGTTCACCAGTTATCGCAGCAGCAGGATATGTAGATATCGCTACTGCCGGTGCTGTACCTAATCTGGGCGCATTCTGGGGATGTTTTTATGATGACCCAACTACATTGAAACCTACGTTTAAAAACTACTATCCTGGAAGCATAACACCACCTTCATCTAAAGATATTGAAGCTTTTGTTTATGACAATCCTAATCAAATGTTTGAAATTCAATCAGACAATGATGGAGCGTCAGTACTAGCGGATATATTTTCGAATGCAGACATGGTAAATTTCGGTGGTAGTACTTTAAATGGGGTGAGCAATACGGAACTAGATGACAGCACAATTGCTGCTTCTAGTGATGCCGCTGCTCAACTTTTAATAATTGGTACTTCTCGTGATCCAAAAAATAATGATGTAACTGATGCAGGCGGCAATGTAAATTGGCGTGTGCTAGTTAACATGCATTTATTTGGACATGGAGTAGGTACCGTAGGAGCGAACAGCTAAGGAGGATAAATTATGGCTATATCACGACAACAACTCGTAAAAGAGCTTGAGCCAGGTTTAAACGCCTTGTTCGGTCTCGAGTATAAACAATACGACCAAGAGCATAGAGAAATCTATACTCAAGAATCATCTGACAGAGCTTTTGAAGAAGAAGTAATGTTATCTGGATTTGCTAATGCATATGTTAAACCGGAAGGTTCAGCAGTTGCGTTTGACAATGCTCAGGAAACATTCACTGCTAGATACACTAACGAGACAGTTGCTCTCGCTTTTGCTATCACTGAAGAAGCAATGGAAGATAATCTGTATGACAGACTCGCGTCTCGTTATACAAAAGCACTAGCAAGATCAATGGCGAGCGCTAAACAAATAAAAGCAGTAACACCGTTGAATCAAGGTCTACCAGGAGTAGACAATTTTGATTCAGGTGATGCAGTTGCTTTGTTTAGTACATCACACCCAACGATCGCTGGTACTTTCTCAAACACGCTAAGTACACAGGCAGACCTTAACGAAACATCGTTAGAGCAAGCATTGATTGACATTGCTGCACTGACTGATGAAAGAGGTCTAAAAATTGCAGCTAGAGGAACTAAGTTAATAATTCCTTCAGCGAATCAATTTAATGCTGAGAGATTATTAAAATCTCAAGGTAGAGTTGGAACAGCTGATAATGATATCAATGCACTTAAAAACATGGGGATGGTTCCTCAAGGTTATAGAGTAAATCACTATCTAACAGATAGTGATTCTTGGTACATTATTACTGACGTTCCTAACGGAATGAAACATTTTGAGAGATTAGCAATCCAAACTAAAATGGAAGGTGATTTCTCTACTGGAAATGTTAGATATAAAGCTAGAGAAAGATACGTTTTCGGCGTATCCGACCCTAGGGGAATATATGGTGTTGAAGGTACGTAACATTTAATGTATATAGAGAGGGCGGTTTTCGAATCGCCCTCTTTTTTTATGGATGTGATTATGAAAAAATTTAGAATACAGATACGAGCTTATGGCTATTATGTTGATTTTACAGTAGATAGTGAAGATGACAGGGATGCTATAGAGAAAGCAATACTTGACAAAGTAGGACAAAAGGAGTTAAACTGGGAGAAAGATGGATTTAGCGACTCATCTAGGAGGAAATGGATAACCTATGAGGAGGTTAACAATGACTCAAAACCTATACACTATGAAGAGGTCCTTGGAACTCGAGTGGCAACAGGAACACCTGAAGCAGGGCAGATATAGTATTAATATGGCTGCCATTGACAAAAAAATTCAGGAAGTTGTTAAACGAATTGTTACCGAGGAGTTTGAAGAAGATATGCGTCTAACTCAAGCTCAAAAAGCCAAGCCCCAAGTTTCGATAGCCACTTAAGCGCTATCAAAAATCAATTTTTTACCTAAGGATACCTTGCACTATACGCAAATCTGCGTTATAGATTAATTACTATACAATTATTTAATGAATCTAGACGAGTATAGTCGACGGCCTAGAGACTAGATTCACAAACTAGGAGGATTATAATTATGGCAAACACAACGTTTAATGGTCCAGTACGATCCGAAAAAGGATTTGCTCAGATCAATAAAGCTGCTAGCACAGGAGTTATAACTACAAGAACTCTGGGACTAAAACCAGATTTTACTAGTTTAACTGCAACAGTAGTGACAACAAATGCAACAAGAACTTACACTAAAAATGTAATCACAATCAATAACTACACAGGTGGCGCTGCACAAACGGTAACTTTACCAGCAGCAACACAGGGAGATATTGTAGTACACGCTCAATCAAAGGATACAACTGGCGGAACAGCTGCTCTTGTCTTCGATTGCGCTGGAAGCGATGTATTCGCAACTGGTTCAAAAGTTGCAAGTACAGCTGCAGCTCTCATGACAATGGATACTTCAACGGCAAGTGAAACGAAACTTACGTTTACACCTGCTTCTGCAACAACTAATATATTAACTATTGGTTGTTATTTGTATTTTACTTGTATTACAACTGGAACATGGCATTTTGCATACGATCTTGCACGTGATCCATTAGCTGTAACTGGCACATTTGCCTGGGCAGCGTAATAAATAAAATAATGTGAGCTCCTTCGGGAGCTCACACTTAAGGAGAAAAAATCATGGGAAATGTAACAAATGTAAAATCGAAATATTTTGAACCAGATGGTGTCGATGCTAATCAAGTATCTGCATCAGGTTCAGCGACAACTTTAGTTATAGCCGACGGAGGACCTTACGGAAATCTTACGGAAACAATAACTTTATATTCAAGTGCGGATAATAGTGGAAATACTTTCACGATTACAGGAACTGATGGAAATGGAGATGCTCAAACAGAGGATCTTTCAGGTCCTGGAGCAGCTGCAACAGTAAACTCTGCCAACAAATATTTGACTATTACGAGTATTGTTTCTGATGGAGCTATTGCAACTGATATTCAAGCTGGGATACTGGGAACAGGAGACCTTACTGGACAAGTATTTTTAGGAAGAACGCGAATCAGAGGAATAACAGGTACAAGTAAAGCTTCTGCTGGAAGTATTGTTTTTAAAAATACTTCAATAACAGGAACTACTTTATTAACGATTCCTACAACTGGCGCAGTGGATGCTATAGAGCCTTATATTCCTGATAATGGGGTACTGTTTGATGCGGGAGCTTATATAACCGTACCAGCAGCTTCTGTAACAGGTGTAACAGTATTCTACGACGGTTAAGGAGACTAGATGGCTAATACGACATCCGGAACAGCAACGTTCGGGAAAACATTTTACATCGATGATATTATCGAAGAAGCATATGAAAGATGTGGAATTCGTGGAGTTGCCGGTTACCAGTTAAAAACAGCAAGACGATCTTTAAACATTCTTTTTCAAGAATGGTCTAATAGAGGATTACACTACTGGGAAGTAGGAGATACCAATATTGACCTTGTTGAAGGTCAGTCAACTTATACTTTTTATCGAGCTACAGGAGACGGGGCTAGTGACACCACAGCAGGCGGAACTACAGGCACTTCTACTTATGGATTAGAGGATGTCCTTGAAGCTACTCTTAGAACAAGCAGAGGAACAACTTCCGAATCTGATGCAGCTTTGACAAAAATAACTAGATCAACGTATTCTGCCTTATCTAATAAATTAGCGAAAGGAACTCCTTCCCAATATTTTGTTCAACGGTTTATTGATAAGACAACTGTCACTATTTATTTAACAGCCGATTCTACTAACGCATCGAAAGAAATTCATATCTATTTTGTAAAAAGAATTCAGGACGCCGGAAGCTATTTTAATGCTGTGGATGTTCCTTACAATTATATTCCTGCTATGTGCGCAGGTCTTGCATACTATTTAAGTTTAAAATATTCACCAGACAGAACACAACAGTTAAAATTATTATATGAAGATGAATTAGTTAGAGCGGAGGCAGCGGATGGTT